AAATGAAATAGCTAATGGAATAAACAATGCAAACGTATCAGGATTTTTAGGTGAAGCTACAGCAAGTAATTCTATAGTATTAGGGGGAAATAGTAATGGTGATATATTAGGTCAAAGACAATTTATTCGCTGTATATATGCTGCCCAAACTACAAGTAACTCATCAGTTTCTAGTTCTTTAAATAATGAAACAGGAGTAAGGTTTGTTATACCTGATAATACAATCATATATTTTCACGCTGAAACAGTAGTGGTTAGAACAGGTGGTTCTAATGCAGCCGGTGCGGTTGGTGATTATGGTTCTTATGTAGAGAGGGGTGTTATAATTAATAAATCAGGAACAACTACTATACAAAGAGAACGAGATACAATCAAGACTTCAGGAACTGTAACTAATTGGAGAATATTAGCTGAAACAGGAGGAGCTGCAGGAGCAATCTTAAAGTTATCTTGCAGAGGTCAAACAAATATGATACTAGAGTGGTGTATGAATGTAAGTATCACACAAATTAAAACAGGAGTAACCTTATAAAAATAAAACTATGGGAAACACAACAGAAACTGCTACATTTAATGTAAAATCTAATATAGGAGATGTAGGAAAAGATGCAAAGTCAGCAGCAGGAGAGTTCAAAGTTATGGGTATTTCTTTAAATGGAGTAAAGGCAGGCTTTGCTTCAGCAGCAGTAACAGCAAAAGGAATGTTCGGTTCTATTAAGGCAGGTTTAATTTCAACAGGTATAGGAGCTTTTGTAGTCCTTATTGGTTCTCTAATGGTTTTTCTAACTAAGACAAAAAAAGGAGCAGAACTTTTAGAAACAGCATTTGCAGGAGTTGGAGCTGCTATAGCAGTTATTACAGACAGGATTTCAGCTATTGGAGGTGCTATTGCAAAAGTATTTTCAGGAGATTTCAAAGGTGCTGTAAATGATGTAAAAGGAGCTTTAACAGGTATTGGAGATGAGATAAAAAAAGAGCTAACTCTAGCTATGGAATTAGAGAGAGCCTTTCAAAGAATAGCAGATAGTGAAAGGGGATTAAATCTTGAAAGAGCTGAAGCAAATAAAATAATTGCAAAGGCTAGATTAGATGCAGAAGATGAAACAAAAACTTTAGAAGAAAGAATGACTGCTTTGCAGAAAGCAAATGATGAAGAACTAAGAATAACTGCAAAATCTTTAGCATTACAAAAAGAAAAAGTTGAAGCTACTAGGCAGGAGGTTGGAATGGGGGAAAGTATGTCTGAAGATTTGGAAAAGTTAAACCAAGAAAAGATAAAGCTAATAAATATGGAAACGGCTAGTTTCTCTATGCAGAAAAGATTAACTACAGGGCTTGAAACTTTAAAGGTTGAAGCAGCTACAAAAGAAAGAGCAAGAGAAAAGACAAGGCAAGACGGAATAAAAGCAGAGGCAAAAGCTGTTCAAGATAGGGTTGACGCTGAAAAGAAACAAATCCAAGAGTTGATAGACTTAGAACAAGATAGACTTAATAAGTTAATTATAGATGGAGCAGAATTGTTAGATAAATTTAACGAATCACAATTAGAAGCACAAGATAAAGAAACAAATGCTATATATGATAAATATTTTGCAATAATAGAAGGCAAAAAAGCACTAGGAGAATCAGTAGTTGAATTGGAAGAAAACCAACAGGCTGAACTATTTGAAGTTACCGAAAAATATAGAATAATGGAAGTGGATGCTGATGAGGCATCAGCTAAGAAAAAGAAAGATATTGAAAAATCAAAAGTGGATATGCAAATTGATATGGCAAATCAAGGACTTCAAATTTTAGGAGCTGCGGCGGGAGAAGGAACAGCTTTAGCAAAAGCAGCAGCAATAGCACAAGCCACTATCTCAGGAGTTCAAGGAGTACAGAATGCATTTACAGCAGCAAATGCAAATACTGCCGCTACAGCAAGTTCTTTTGGTGCTTATCCTATAACTATGGCGGCACTAGCAGGAACATTTGCCGCTATGAATATAGCTAAGATTGCAAGTGGTGGAAAACCTGGAGGAACGCAACCAACACCACCAACAACTAATACACCTGCACCACAAATGATGTCAGGAGCTTTTGATATATCAGGAGGGGTAGCACCTGAACCTGTAGAGGCATTTGTACTTACAGATTCAATGACAAACAGTCAAAACCAGCTAGCTAATATAAGAAGAAGAGCTACAATCTAAAATCAAATAAAAGAACTTAATTTCTATTATATAAAAAAGACTATACTATGCCTTGCGAAGAATGTTCAGACGGAAAATTTAAATGGGGAAAGACAGGAAGCTGTAAGTATGATTCTATAGCTGAATGTGAAGCCGACAATAAAGACTACTATGAAGAAGAAAAGACTACTTCTATAGTTGAGCTTGTTATCGATGAATCAAATGAATCTTTAGCAATAGATGCTATAAGTCTTGTGTCAGCTCCTGCCATAGAAGAAAATATGGTCTATATGAGTAAGGCTAAAAACAACTTAACTTTAGCAAAGATAGATTCTGAAAAAAGAGAAATAATTTCTCCTGCCTTAATACCTGATAAAAATATCTATAGGTATGATGCTGATACGGATTCTGACTACTATGTGTATTTTAGTAAAGATACAGTTAAGAAATGTGCTTATAGTTACTTAAAAAATAACAATCACCACAAAGCTACATATCAACACCAAGACAGAGTTTCAGGCGTTCTAACTGTTGAATCTTGGATAATAGAAGACCCTAAATTAGATAAGTCTAGTCTTTATGGTTATAATTTACCTTCAGGATCTTGGATGGTCAAAATGTCCATAACAAATGATGAGCTTTGGAATAAGGTGAAATCAGGTGATATTCGAGGTCTTTCAATAGAAGGTTTTTTCACTTCAAAGTATGAAGCTATGCAAAAATCAGAACCAACTACCGAAGAAATACTCAAAGCACTTAATGAAATAATCACAAAATCAAACAAGTAACTAACCTTTCTATTATATATAGAACCTAAAAAACAAAAAATGGATTTAAAAGAACAAATATTGGTAGCACTTGGTCTTGATAAAGGCGAAGAAGTATCATTAGCTTGGCAAGCGAAGTCAGAAGACGGAACTATTTTCGTTTCAACAGCTGAAGAATTAGAAGCAGGAGTTGATATTTCTGTTTTAACTGAAGATGGAACGACAATTTTATTGCCAATCGGAAGTTATAAAACCGATACAGGAGTATCTTTTAGAGTTGAGGAAGAAGGTATCGTTTCTGAAGTTATGGAAAGCGAAACAGAAGAAGAAGTTGTTGAAGAAGAAATGGCAGAATCAGTAAACTTTATGTTTCCTGAAACTGATGCTGAAAAAGCTGATTGGGCTAAGTCTTATGAAGAAATGAAAGACAAAGTACAAAACTTAATTGATGCAGTAGCTGACCTTAAAAGAGATAAAGACGGAGGTGATGATGAGGTTGAAGAAATGGCTGAAGAAACAGTTGAGCCTTCTACTAATCCAAAATCTATTAAGACTACAGAAGTAGTTGAGTTCTCAGCAGAAGATGAATTAACAAAGTTAAAAGCTGAAAATGAAAAACTTAAAACTGAATTAGCAGAAGCACCTGCTTCAGCTCCTTTAGATACAAATAAATTTAGTTCAGTAAGAGCAACACCAACTGCACAAGATTTAAGAAGAATGACAAAACAAGAAAAGTTCTTATACAACTTACATAACTAATAACATAAACTAAAAAAAACAAAATTATGGCAATTACAGTAGCTTCAAACTTTGCGGGTAAGGCAGCAGGATTCTACATCTCAGCAGCTTTAAAATCATCAAACTCGTTAGACTATCTAACAATGATAGAAAACATTAAATTTAAGAGCAACATCCAAGCTCTTAATCAAACAGTAAATTCTGTAGTAGACGCTACTTGCGACTTTACAGCAGCAGGAACTTTAGCTTTAACTGAAAAAGTATTAGAGCCTAAAAACTTACAAGTAAATATGGATATTTGTAAAGAAACTTTACTTTCTTCTTGGGAAGCTCTACAAATGAGAGCAGGAGCAGGCGCACCACCTCCTGCATCTTTTGATGATTACGTTATCTCTTATATGGGAGAAATTATAGCTGAAGCAACTGAGAACTCTATATGGAGTGGAACTAATGTAGCAGGACAATTCAATGGCTTCTTAGGAGCAGTAACAGGGCTTTTATTACCAGGACCAGACCCAACAGTTGTTCAAGATGCAGCAGCAGCAGTACCTTATACAGCAGGAAATATTATTGCTAACTTACAGTCAGCAGTAGCAAATATTCCTACAACAACTTTAGGAAAAGAGGACTTACATATTTATTTGAGTCAAAGAAGTTACCAATACTACATTTCAGCAGTATCTACTTTAGGATATGTAAATGCTTACAATATGAATGGAGATTACGTT